TTATAACCATAATTATCATCACGAATAGGAACAGCACACAGCAGTAAAAATCTATGCTACTCATAAATTAAAACCACTGTTTAGCACCGTTAGGTTCTCTATCCTTTTTTCTTATTTCATAAGGAACTTCTACTTTTTCTGGCATATTTTTGCTGATAGCAATACATAGACCTATAAAAGCACGAATAGGGAACATAATTATTATCCATATCCATTTAGCTAATACATTCATTAGCCAATTTTGTATCTTATTCCACATTGTTTACCTCTTTCTATTTATTATTTCAGTGGCTGTGTCTTGCATAGTTTCGCATTTAACTAACTCACTAGCAATCCTTTTAAAAAGATCCAAGTTAGCACCACATTTATTATTATACACTTATTAATTGAGATTGCAAACCCATTCGGTAGCAACCTCAAGGTTTTTGCCCACACTCCGAGTTTAGAATAATTCTAAACACGATAAAAAAACGCCCAACACCTAACTAATATAGATGCTGGGCGTAATTTTACTGATTATGCAGATAACAATTTATTTGCTTCTGCTTTCATCATGTCTTTTTCAGCTTTATCGACATATACTTTGTCAGTAACTGAACCTCTTTTGGATTTTGGTACATAATCCTTTTCAAAGATTTCTTTGTACTTTTTCTCCAAAGTATCAACGATTAAGCCACTTCTTTCACAATTCAAAGTTTGGACTTTAATCTTAAAGATTGATGATGCTAATTTACCTTTGGTAATTTCAGTACCAACATCATCTCTCATTGCAGTCTTTAGTTCACCTTTAGATTTGTCTAAAGACGCATTACACATTTCATCGTGTCTATACATTGAACCATAAATAGAATCGAAATTCCATTCTGCAATTCTAGCCCAATCCGAATTATCTATGAAAGGTGTAATTAACGAATCTACTAATTCATTAATACCTGCAATCATTTTAGATTCAGCTTCAGCTAAAGCTACTTCCATATTAGCAACTCTTGCTTCAGGATCGTCTTTGTATATGTTTTTAACATTATCCATATTATACTCCTTTGTTAATTGGATTTATTTTAATTTCACCATAGTTAGTTAACTCACTATCTATGATGTTCACTTTATCAGTGTCATTCACCGATTCAGCTACATCGTACTCAATAGCCAATTCTTCAACTCGCTTGATATGTTCACTATCTTCACGAATCTTATAATAAGCTATCAACTCTCTAGCTCTTTCCGTCAGTTTACTCATCACATACTCCTTTAAGTTAACCCATATCAAATAACATTCATGGGATTACCTCGAGCAGTTATCATGAGGCAAAGCTCAATGATTACATGCGACACAGCAGTCCCCTTTACGAAATTGTTCACAATTTCCGTTAAGGGTTTGCACCTTTAGTGTGCGACTGTCGTGTCCTCGTTCACGAGCATGTTCATTGAGGCAAACTCATGATACAAGCGAGTACATCCCGTGTGTGTGAGGGGCCCATAGCAGTACCGAGTAACGCAGAAAAGTGACAAATTCACTTTTCGAGTAACGCAGGGGTTTCACCTTTTCACCAATAGCGTACAACTACACTTACGAAAAGCGACAGCTTTTGCGTTTGTGTATGTTGTTAGCGAATAAAGCAACGACCATAGGAGTTGCGTAGAGTGAAAACTGTGTATGGGACACTAAAGCATCGCCTGTGGCGATTCCTTATTCAGATCTTAATGTAATTGTACCAAGGGAGATCGTTAAGAACCGTAGGTTCTTGACAGGTCTTGCCGAGTCAGTGTTAAATAAAGCCACCTGTGGGGGCGTTTAATCTTGTTAATTATTTAACATCTGACGAAAGCAAGACCAAGGGAGGTGAGAACTGTGGGCAACGCTAGATTGCCCATAGTCGAGGAACCGAAGGTTCCTGTTACTACATATAGTATTGTGCGTAGCAACAACTACTAATGTTCCAATATAACGCTTGACAAGGAGAAATTCTACCACTACGAACAGTTAGGGGTAGAATAATAAAAGCGTTATATGAGTGATCTAACAGAGAAACAGAAGAAGCTAGTTGATACCATCGTAACAAGTGGATGTAGTATCAAGGATGCAGCTAAAACAGCAGGATATTCAAGTAAAGGAAGCGAAGAAGCAGGGAGAGTAAGTGCAAGTCGCACACTACGATTACCAAAGGTACAGAGTTATATGCAACAGAGTATAGCTAGAACACTGGGACTTGGTGCAGTAAGTGCGTCTAGGAAACTTATCGACCTGTCTTCAGGAGCGAGAAGTGAGTATGTCCAACTAGAAGCTAGTAGGGACATACTAGACAGAGTGGGATTGAGAGCACCGGACAAGGTGGCTCACAATATTCAGGGCGACATTAAGATTAATATCGACCTGTCTTAAAATGTGTCGGTACCACCGACCTTTACCCACATCACTCGGAACGAGGGGTGGGGGCAAAAACCACCATCGTCAGATGACTAGTGGAGTCATTCACACGATAAGGGTTATTTTAAGTACTTCTTGAAAACCATTAAATATTCGTTAGCATAGTAATATGGCTAGAAAAAAATTTAATACTGAAAAGGTTGCCCATGAAACTAGGGCAAAGTACAAAAAGACTAGTCAAGCTAGTAGAAGGCCAAAGTTCAGTTCCATGAATAAATCCAAGAAAAGAAACTTTAAGCCATATAATAAACAGGGGAAATAATGTGCGTTTTACAACAAAGCATATATTTGGTAGGAATAGGTTATGGGTGTAAAAGATAAATTAAAAAATGTTTGGAAACAGATGAATGAAGATGCAGCTTTACAAACATATGCAGCAAAAGAAGTTGTTACATTAGGTCATTATAATCCAAATGAAAAAGAAAAGAAAATTCTTAAGAAAAGAAATATTACCACTAAAAAGTGGATGAATAAATAATCTTGAAAAAATATATCAACAAATTCATGGTTTGGCAATTACACAATCGTAGAGAGATTGTATTCGCAATTGCTGGATTTATCATTGGTGCGTTTTTATTTTAATTAATATCTGCTAGACCTCTCCGTTCCACAATTATGAAAGGAACATATGTATTATAAGGTACTAATATGGGGAACCGATATATTAAAAAAAGAAATTTACTATAAGGCAGAAAATGATATTATTGCAATGCAAAAAGCAAGTGCTGCTATCCCTGATGGCTGCAGAGCAACATATGAGGAGATTAATGAAAAAACCTACGAAGAAGCCAAACAAACCAAAATCCAAACCGAAACCGAAGCCCAAGCCGAAGTCTAGTGGCTACTAAAGAAGAAAAGAAATGGATGGACAAGGTAGCCCAATTGGGTTGCTTTGTCTGTCAAAGACCTGCAACTTTACACCATATAAGAAATAATGGAAAAGGTAATGTAGGAATGGGAAGAAGAAGCTCCCATTTTGAAGTTATACCTTTATGCCATGAACATCATCAAGGTAATACAGGAATACATCTTGATAAAAAAAATTTTGAAAAGAAATATGGTAAAGAAGCAGAAATCTTAAAAAATGTAATACTACAAGTAAAGGTACAAGAATGTCGTTCCTCAATAATTTAAGTTTGAAAGATAGAAGAAGATTAAGAAAGATTGTAAAAAAAACACACTTAAGTTATTATCCTACACATATGATAACAGATTATGAAGCTGATAAACTCATAGAAGCATTTGGAGAAGAAACAGTTTATAAAATGTTAAAAGCAAATGTAGGAACTAATGTCGATTAATTTTGAATATAAACCTGTAGGAGAAATATTAAAAACCTTTATGAAGTCAGAAGACTTCTTTAGAGGATTAAGAGGGCCAGTAGGTTCTGGTAAATCAGTAGCTTGTTGTATTGAAATATTCCGTAGAGCTATACTTCAACAAAAAAACAAAGAAGGCAAAAGAAAATCTAGATGGGCAGTAATTAGAAATACTAATCCCCAATTAAAAACAACAACAATTAAAACTTGGTTAGATTGGTTTCCTGAAGATAAGTGGGGAGATTTTGCTTGGTCAGTACCTTATACACATAGAATTAATAAAGGCGATTTAGAAATAGAAGTTATATTTCTAGCTCTTGATAGACCTGAAGATGTTAAAAAACTACTATCTTTAGAATTAACTGGAGTATGGGTAAACGAAGCGAGAGAGATTCCGAAATCAATTATTGATGCTTGTACTATGAGGGTAGGAAGATTCCCATCCATGAGAGATGGTGGAGCTACATGGTATGGAGTTATAGCAGACACTAATGCTCCTGAAGAAGATCATTGGTGGCCGATAATGGCAGGTGATGTTCCAGTACCAGATCATATATCTCGTGATGAAGCTCTGATGTTAATCAAACCTGATAACTGGAGCTTTCATACTCAACCTCCTGCTATGTTAGAAAAGAAAGATAAGGATGGGTATACAACTGCATATGACAATAATGACAATGCAGAAAATAAAAAAAACCTAACCCCAAAATATTATCCTAATATTATTAGAGGTAAAACAAAGGGATGGATAGATGTTTATGTTTTAAATAAACTAGGTGCTATAGAAGAAGGTAAACCTGTATATCCAAACTTTAAACAAGAACTACATATATCTAAAGATAAATTAAGTATGACAATAAGCCAACCTATATTTATAGGAATTGACTTTGGATTAACACCTGCAGCTGTCTTTGCACAAAGAACTGCTTTAGGTAGATGGAATATATTAAATGAGCTTGTTTGTTTTGATATGGGAGTTATGAGATTTTCAGAATTACTTCGAGGAGAGATTGCTAAAAATTATAAAGGTTATGATATACAA